TGCTTCTGCCTTACAGCCTCTTCGTAGGCTGGGCTTTTATAAACAGTAAATGGTCCGAACTGTACTAGGTCGGCCATGTTACGCTACTCCACCTAAATTATAGGATTTAAATGCACTAGAAACAGGCGACAGGAGGCTTCCGATTCCACCAGCAACCTGAGCAAATGTTGAAGATGCTGGTTGTTGTGAAGATAATCCACCAACATATGTTCTATATGTATCCGAACCATAATTTGCCAGTGTATTGTAAAGGGATGCAGCATTTTGTGCGCCCTGGAATCCAGCATTAGGATTTACATATTGATATCCAGCATTTGCGGTTGGGCTTGTTGCGAATCCAGCCGTACCTTGTGGAGCCGAAGCTGCAAGATAATTATTCAGCAAGTTCTGCTGCTGGCCAAGCCTCTGTGAAGAAAGATTATATACGCTTGGACCAGAAGCAGCGAATTGTTGCGCTGCTCCAAGCCTGCTTTGTTCGAGCGCATTGCGAAGGCTTGCATCACGCGCAAGGGCAGCACCAGTTGTTTCGCCTGAAGACAGGAATTGCGATGCTGCGCCAAACCTTGCAAGCTTTCGAGCCTCTCCAGCAGCACCAGTTTCAACTGCTTCCTGAACCGCAGGTGCAACCCCAAAGATATTTCCTCTAGCAGTCTGGGCAGCACGAGCTGCCTGTTGGTATTGACGTTGTTCTTCAGCACCAAGCGTAGATCCAAGTTTTAATTGGTTTAATGCTTCCTGCTCAAGATTGCTCCTAAGCTCTTCAGTTTGTGCCGATGTAGTTGCGCCAGTTGGCGTTTCAGCCATTTTCTTGTACTGATCAGCAAGCGAGCGAACTGTTGCTCCAAGAGTTGGATCAATCGACTCAATTTGAGCCATTGTCCTTTCCTCAGGAAGCTGAAGGCTTTCCCTAAATTTAGAAATTGTAGATGCAGCCTGATTACCAGAAATGGGTTTATAATTGTCGTAAAGACTTTTTGCCTCTAAAGTATCTTTCTTTGCCTGAGAAAGTTTTGTATTTAAATCCTTAATTGTAGTTTCTGCTTCAGTCCTTCTTTTATCATTTGTTGCAAGCGATGAAAGAAATTGATTGGCATTTGTAAGCTGGCTTTGAAGATCTGTTACTGCAGCAGTTCCAGTGTCATAAAGACTTTTATATTGATTTTGTCTGGCTGTGTTGATATCAGACAAAATTTGCTGATCAGTTACTTGAACATTTAATTTTCCAGCAAGGCCACCAGTTGAAAATATTTTATCTCCGCTAAGCTCGCTAAGCGCGGATGTCACTCCAGCAGCAGCTTTTGATGCAGCACCAAGTCCAGTTGTTAAATCGCTTACTCCATACTTTGTGAATGCCTCAAGATATGCTGGAGCAGATTGATTCGCTGTTGTTATTAATCTATTTAATTTATCCTGCTCTACAAATGCTTTTCCTTCTTCAGATTGTCTTTGCGAACCAGAAGGAACTTGATTGATTCTTGCATTTTGTGTAGCTACAATTTTCTTTTGGTTGTCAATTTCATTGATTGCATCAATTGCTGTTTGCGAATTTGCAATAAGTGCTTTTGCGTTTTCTCCTAAATTTTTAGAATCAAATCCGCGCAAATTGCTTGCATCTTTTTGAAGATTTGCTTTTTGTTCTTGTGTTAAATTTTCTGCGCCAGTAAGCGATGCTGCTGCAATTGAGACATAGTAATTATTTGCAGCTTCAGTAAAATTTTGGGGATCAGATACTTTTGCTCCATCCGCTGATGCATTTATTAAATCCCTTTCAAATGGAGTTAAATTTGAATATCCAATTTTATTGGCAACTTGTATGGATTCATTAAATTTAGATAATTTCTCTTGTGCGGATAATTTTGGATAATTGTTTAATTCAGAAATTAATTTTGCGTTATTTCCATTTTTCTCATTTTCAGTCCATGAGTTTTGGTAATATCCGTATCCTTTGCCAAATCTGTTATAATGTTCCTGCGCATGTGACTTAAAATACCAGTGTTGCGCAACTTCTGGATATTTAGTTAAATAATATTTTTCGTCAAAATTGCTTTGTGGTTTTTTAATTAAATCTATAATTTTAGATGGATCTGATATTGGAATTCTGCTAACTCCAGATGAACCAAGAATTGAATTTAAATCTGCCATAAAATTATTAGCTTATTTTGTTTCTTGCAGCAATGGACAGGTAATCAACTGGTGAAATTCCAGTGCTTTGCTGAACCTCTGTCGGAACAGCGTTCATTGCTGGTTGCCCATAAAGTCTTGCAAATTGCACTGCAGCCTGCTGTCCAAGTGCCTGTTGGGTGGCAAATGCATTCGGAGATAGTTCAAATTGACGCTTCATGGCCTCAATTGACCTTTGTGGGCCAAGCTCACGTTCAACCTGAAGTTGAGCTTGGGCTGCTTTTTGAAGATCAAGTGCAGCCATTTGCCTGTCAAGTTCGCGCTGTCTTGGCGCATACTTTTCGCGAATATTTGTTTCAAGCTGCGCAATTTCTGGCTGAGTCTGTAAATATGTCTCCAAAGAAGATCTATAATAAAGATCATTCGCCTTCGCTGCGTCCACTGGATTGGGCGGAGGTGGAGCTGCTGGAGTAGATGGTTTACTTCCGCCCATATTAAATCAAAGCCTTTCGCATAAACTTCATATAATCATATTCCTTTGGTTTTCCAAGACGTTTAAAAATGATTCGCTTGCGAGGTCCAAATCGATCCAAGAGGATCAATAGCAAGCTTTTGAGCGGATCAACCAACTCAGCATTTCTAATACCACTAGTAGCACACAAGTCAACAAATATATCCTCTCCAGCTTCATTGTGAACATAGTGATCTGGATTTGCGCCATGAGGTATACATCTGGCCAGTGCAACGCCATGGATTTTGCCATCTTTATCCCTTACTGTTCCCATAAGTCTATTTCTATCAAACCAATGCACCCAATCCTTAAAATTTGGCCACATTGCCTCATAAACTCCACTTTCTTCAAGAAATTCTACTTGGGTCATATGTTTTGCTGAATTTGGATTGTATCTGGATTCGCTGCCATAATAATACCGCGAATAGAAAGCTTTTTGCTTGCTGCCTCAATTTTCATTTTAATATTTCGCCATTTATCGTATGAACGAAGACTGTCTGCTCTCCGTTTTACGACCTTAGCATTAAGCACTTGGGGAAGTATGAATGGCAATGTAATTCCATCTGCAGAAGTTGTATCCACATTTTGTGATAGAACAATATCATTTCCGTCAGTGTCCCTGCGCATGCTTATTGTTGTATTGGTAGATCCAGAATTAAAAAATTCAATTTCATAATGTGAACCATATTTCAAAGCAAATCGATCATCAAATTCATATGCTTTTGTTGTTAATCTGCTTGTATAACCAACATTAAAATCTCTGAATCCAGTATCAATATCTACCGAATCTGCATCTTTATAATCTGTAAAATGACCTATTTTTGATTGAGTTGTTCCAACGCAAAGCTTAATTGTATTTGTTGAAAATCCAGAACTAAAGCTTGTTTCAACCATTCTTGCTGCTGCCACTTCCCATAAGCCTTCAAAGGAATTGAAAATTGAATTATATACTAATATATGACTTGGCTTTGTTGATGTATCAAGTGGAATTGCAAGCAAATATCTATTATTGTGAAATGTTGCATTGCATGTTTCAACATAGCTTCTGTTGATCCTTGCTATAATATCTTTTACTGGCTCGCTTATAGTCAGCCCAATTGTCGAGAAATTGTCAGCCATTGATCTTGAAATTGACCTTATTCCATCGTTTGAAAGGAAAAATACGTCCTTGTTTACAAGAGAAACCGACCTGCCTGCGATGCATCCAATTCTATTTGAAATTGTCTGAACTGTCCATTCGGCTGCGCTATTGGTTAGCGATAATACGCTCGTTCCTGATGTCGTAGTTGTACTTGGAGTAACATCAACAAGGTAAATCTTGTTCCTTTTAAAAACGATGATTTGGAATCCGTAAAAAGGCTGGATTGCGATAATATCTTCGCCATCGTCACCGCCAACAATAATTGAATTGGTGGTCTTCCATATCTCTGGATCGAGAATGTCAGAGGCGTAAAGAGTGTTGCGATCCTCGCCTGTGCCTACTGCAAATAAACGATTGGTAAATGATTTGATTAAACGCAGGCCAGATGGGGCAAGAGCTGAAATGCTCGCCGTTGCAGTTGCCGTAAAATGGCCACCTCCTGATGGTGGGGCAGCTATTGTAACTGATGGAGCTGCAATATATCCA